TGCAAGTAATTGTATTAACAATCTAGCAGTTGGATGCTGCTTATTAAATCACTGTAAATGCCATGACAATAAAGACTATAGTAATAAAGTATTTGATAGTAGCTCTACTAGCGTTTGTATTATGTACATTTTTCCCCAATCCCGTCGCCAAGAACAAGGCTCAGAGTGAAGCAATAACCTGGGCCAAGCAACTTGGATTTGGACCCCCTAGGTTTGAGTACTCAAACGACAAAGAATTCATATCCTCCCTTACCCACTGCATCAATTATCTTAATTTTAATATCCCAAGACGACAAAGAGTAAATACAGAACTAATAATAGCCCAAGCTGTTGTTGAGAGCGACTATGGAAGATCAAGGTTCGCGCGCGAGGGGCACAATCTGTTTGGTATAAGAGTGTGGTCGAAAGAAGGAATGTTGCCTTTATTACAACCTAGTACAATAGATTGGCGCGTAAGAGTCTTTAAAAACAAGTGTGAATCTGTTAAGTATTACATAGAAATTCTTAATACAAAAAGAGTATACGCAGAATTTAGAAAAGTTAGAGAAATTACATTAAATAGAGATCCTATTCTAATGGCTAAAACTTTAGATAACTTTTCTACAAATAAAGAATATGAAAAACACGTAATTGAAGTTATAAATAAATTAAGAAATGAATCTAAGTAAAAGTTTTACATTAAATGAACTAACAAAGTCACAAGAAGCTTTAAGACTTGGTATAGATAATACACCAAGTGATGAACATATATCTAATTTAAAAATACTTTGTGAAAAGATACTACAACCATTAAGAGATTTTTATGGAATGCCAGTATCCGTGAGCTCTGGTTATAGATCAGCAGAACTTTGCAAGGCTATCGGATCAAGTTCCACGAGCCAGCACACGCGCGGGGAAGCAGCAGACTTTGAGATATTTGGTGTAGCTAATAAAACTTTAGCTGAGTTTATTGTAGCTAACTTAGACTTTGATCAATGTATACTTGAGTTTTGGAATGAAAATGAACCTAATAGTGGATGGGTGCATTGCAGTTATTCAAGTAAATACAATAGAAGACAATACTTGAAGGCAGAGAAGGTAAATGGTAAAATTGTTTATTCACCAATATTTTAATTATGGCTATAGGAAGATCACAAATACCACAACAGATTGAAGGCAAAATAAGAGGTGCTAAACCATCACGAGCCATGCTTGCAGCTAAAAGAAAAAAGGTTAAAAAATAATGGCTAAACTTTGTCCAAAAGGAAAAGCTGCTGCAAAAAGAAAATTTAAAGTATATCCAAGCGCATATGCAAATATGTATGCATCTGCAGTTTGTTCTGGAAAAATAGTTCCAGGGGGTAAAAATAAATCTCAAAAAAGAAAAGCAGTATCAAACTATGATCAAGGCGGAATTGCAAAAGGATGTGGAGATATAATGGACGATAGAAGAAAAGTAACTAAAAAATCTTAAAATGAGTTTACGTAAATGGGTTCAAGAGAAATGGGTAGACATCGGAGCTAAACGTAAAGATGGTTCTTTTGCTCCATGTGGTAGATCAAAAGGTGAAAAAAGAAAAGGATATCCAAAATGTGTACCATTAGCTAAAGCTAGAGCCATGTCAGAAGGTCAAAGAAGATCAGCAGTTCAAAGAAAAAGAGCAGCAGGTAATATAGGACCAAAGCCTACTTTTGTGAAGACATTTACTAAGAAGTACTATGGTGGTATGATAAACAAAGGCAATTAACTATGATAGGTAAAGCATTAACTAAGGTTGGAAAAAAAATTATGGGTAAAAATAAAAAAGTAGAAATGTTAGGAGTAAAACCAACAATTAAAGGTAAACCAGTTGGTGAAGATGTAAAACCAGGAACAGAAATACCTAAAATGTCTATGGGTGGTGGTGTTTTCATACCAAGAGGTCAAAAAGACTTTCAAGTAAAAAAACAATATTCTAGGATTAGATAAGGTTATGACTTATGGCTACATCTGGAACAACAACATTTAATTTAGACATCGATGATGTCATTGAAGAATCTTTTGAAAGATGTGGTATTCGTAATACTAAAGGTTACGATTTAAAATCATCAAGAAGAAGTTTAAATCTATTATTTTCTGAATGGGGAAACAGAGGTATTCACCTTTGGAAAGTAGAACTTAAAAATCAATTATTAACTGCAGGAACAATTACTTATTCTACACCTTCTGATTGTAGTGATGTATTAGAAGCATATGTTTCAACTTCTGAATCTATTACTTCAAGCACCCAAGACGTGTCATTAACTAAAATTGATAGATCTGCATACTCTGCACTTCCTAATAAAGGTCAAACAGGGCAACCCTCACAATATTACGTAGATAGACAGATAACTCCTACTATTAGTTTATATCTGGCTCCAGACACTATAACTTATACATATTTAAAATATTATTACATTCAAAGAATTCAAGATGCGGGTTCTTATACTAATCAAGCAGATTTACCTTATAGATTTTTACCATGTATGGTTTCTGGACTTGCTTTTTACTTATCACAAAAATATGCACCAGAAAGAATACAAGCATTAAAATTGTTATACGAAGATGAATTAGAAAGAGCATTACAAGAAGATGGTCAAAGAACTTCTTTATACATTTCACCATTTACTTATTTTGGAGATAGATACTAATGGCATTTGCAAGAGGTAAAAGATCATTAGCTATATCAGACAGATCAGGAATGCAGTTTCCTTATCTTGAAATGGTTAAAGAATGGAATGGTTCTATTGTACACATATCTGAATATGAATCTAAACAACCACAGTTAGATCCTCCTTATCATCCTGCCGATCCACAAGGTTTAAAAAGACCTAGAGCAGATGTAAGACCAGGTGGAGGTTTATTATTACAATTAGATTTACAATATTGGCCAGGTCAATTTTTATCTAATGGAATGCAACCAGGAATTAGTGGAGATATTATAAACTCAAATAGATCAGCTTATAGTGCTGTTGGAAATGTAACAATTAGTATAACATGACATACACAGAACTAGTACAAAAAATTAGAGATTATACAGAAGTAGGTTCAGAAGTTTTAACATCTACTATTGTAAATGGTTTTATTAGAGATGCTGAATTTAAAATATTTAGAGAGGCAGATGCAGACTACGCGCGCGAGTACGCGACATCTTCATTTACAGCTAATAATAAATATTTAACTTTACCTAATACTAATCAATCTTCTGGAACAACGACTACAAGAGTAGCTTTGGTTGTTCGTTCCGTGGTTGCTACAAACAGCTCCTCTATTCAAGTTTCGTTAGAACCAAGAGATGATACATTTATAACGGAATATAATTCATCAGGATCTACTGGTTTTCCTAAATATTATGCTACATTTAGAGAAAATGCTATTGAAGTTGCCCCTACACCAGATTCAACTTATGTAGTAAACTTAGATTATATCTATACACCAGATGGTTTAAGTTCTACAAATACCGAGACGTATATAAGTATTAATGCCCCGGAATTATTATTATATGCGTGTTTAGTTGAAGCTTTTGCATATCTTAAAGGTCCGATGGATATGTACAAATTGTATCAAGAGAAGTATAATGAATCATTACAAGGATTTGCGTTAGAACAAACAGGTAGAAGACGCAGAGACGAATTTCAGGATGGTACATTACGCCTTAAGCTTAATTCACCATCCCCATAACAACTATAAGGAGTAAAATATATGGCAAACACACAAGCAGTATGTAATTCATTTAAAGCAGAACTTTTAGGTGCAGTACATGATTTCGATTCAGGTTCAGGACAAGTATTTAAACTTGCACTTTTCCAATCAAACGCAAACTTAAGTGCAGGAACAACAGTATTTACATCAACAAATGAAGCATCAACTGGTGGACAATATTCAACAGGTGGTGGAGTATTAGCTGGACAAACAGTATCTTTATCTGCAAGTACAGCGATTATTACATTTTCTGATTTATCATTTACAGGTGTAACACTAACAGCAGAGGGTGCATTAATTTATAATACATCAGCTGGTAATAAAGCCGTTTGTGTTTTAAGTTTTGGTGGAGATAAAACAGCAACATCTGGAACATTTACAATTTTGTTTCCAGCGTTTACAGCAGCAAATGCAATATTAAGAATAGCTTAAAGGTGGTTTCATGGCGTTCGTTATTAACGATAGAGTCAAAGAAACTACTTCAACCTTAGGCACAGGCACAGTTACATTAAGTGGTGCTGCTTTAGGTTTTCAAAGTTTTTCTTCTGGCATCGGAGCAGGCAATTCAACTTATTACACGTTGGCTTTAGGTAGTCAATTTGAAGTTGGAATTGGTACATTAACGAACGCTACAACCTTTACAAGAGATTCAGTAATTACAAGTTCTAATGCTAGTACGTTAGTAAATTTTTCATCAGGGGTAAAAGATATTTTTGTTGCACTACCTGCAGAATATACACCATCACCTTCAATGCTTGCACAAGCATTTGTAAATACACATGCAACAACAATTACTCAAGATCAAACAATTCAATCTGGAGTATTAGCAGGACCTGTTAGTATAACAGGAACACAAACAGTAACAGGAAGTTTGGTAATAGTATAATGGGTGGAATTTTACAAGTTGATACAATTCAGAATAATAATGCAACAACGCTTATTACTCAAACGAATAGTACAACATTAACATTTGGAGTATCAGGACAAAATATTGTTATACCTTCAGGTGTAACATTTAATACTGCTAGTGCTACAGTTACAGTTCCTCCTTCAATCATAACTGGACAAACTGCAGAAACTTCAGTTGCGGGTGGTGATTTGGTTTTAGTTTATGATGATAGTGCTAGTGCATTAAGAAAGATGACTAGAACTAATTTATTTTCTGGTGTTGCTATAAATGGTCCAGCATTTAGTGTTTATAGAAATAATAATCAAACTGTTTCTAGTAGTGCAACTACTAAAATTCAATTTAATGTTGAAGATTTTGATACTAATAGTAATTTTGATTCAACAACTAATTATCGTTTTACTCCAACTGTTGCAGGTTATTATCAAATAAATCTTCAACTTACTTTAGATAATAATGGTTCTGGTGCTTATTATCTTCTTTATCTTTTTAAGAATGGTTCTGCTTACAAAACAGCATCTGCAACTGGTCAAACACTAAATTCAATAGCAATAGGTATTTCTGAAGTTATTTATTTTAATGGTACAACAGATTATGTAGAAGGTTTTGGAGAAGTAACTGGCACATATTTATATTTTGTAGGTAACACAACTGATAAGACAAGATTTTCAGGAGCATTAATTAGAACAGCATAAAACTTATGACACAACTTACAACTAAAATAAAATTATACGCAAACAAGGAAGTAGATTTCAGAAATGAAGTTAGACTTCAAGATGATGGTAATGGTGTATATATTAAAGAATGGAATCTTGATATTCCTAAACCAACATTAGCACAACTAGATGCCTTTGAAGCACAAGCTAATGAAGTTGAAAGATTAAACTTAGTTAAAGCAAATAGAGCAAACGAATATCCTGATTTTAAAGAATACCTAGATGGTATTGTTAAAGGTGATAATGCTCAAATACAAAAATACATTAACGATTGTCTAGCAGTTAAAGCTAAATACCCAAAGGAATAGAATGTCCCAACTTAAAGTAAACGCACTTGTATCATACAGCGGTAACACGGTTACCTTAGGCACATCTGGTGACACGATTAATGTAGCAAGCGGTGTTACATTTAATACTGCTAGTGCTACAGTTAATTTACCAACAACTATTAAAGTAAGTACTATTCAAAACACAAACAGCACAAATCTTATTACTCAAACAAATATAACTACTATTACCTTTGGTGCAACTTCTCAAACAATAAGTGTTCCTAGCGTTGCTTCTTTTGCTTCAACCATAGGTGTTGGTGGTGCAACTCCATCAGCTTCAGGTGCAGGTATCACTTTTCCAGCATCGCAATCAGCTTCATCTAATGCTAATACTTTAGATGATTATGAAGAAGGGACTTTTACTCCAACACTTGCAAGAACTGGAACAGCACCATCTGTAACATTTTCATTACAAAGTGGAAATTATATAAAAATTGGTAGACAAGTATATGTTACTGGACTTTTAATTGCTACAGCAGTTGCTACATCTGGTACAGGGACTGTAAGAGTAGGTGGACTACCTTTTACTAATGGAGGTAACACCTATGAAAATGTAGGTTCTATAGGATACAATGATCTTTTAACTGGAGATATTGATAGAGGTTACGTTATTGGAACTGAATTTTCTGTTATATCAGCAGGTGAAACACAAGGTGATTATACTGGAACTATAACAACAGGTTATTTATCATTTTCAGCAACATACTATACTTAAAGGATAACTTATGGCACTAACAGAAAAAATAGAGATAGATAGAATAGAAGTGATAAACGATTGGAATATCCAAGTTCGCAGGGCAACTACCATTGAAAGAGATGGAGTGTTTGTATCAAAGACATTTCATAGATGGGTATTAAATCCTGACAGCGATATAACGAATCAGGAACAAAAGGTTAAAGATATTTGCAATACTGCTTGGACAACAGATGTAAAAAATGCTTATGAAGAATTTAAAATTGAACAACAAAATAGATTAAAATAATGGCTAGTATTTTAAGAACAGACTCATTACAGAATTTAAACACTAGTAATATCATTACCCAGACTAATGCTACAACATTAACGATTGGAGCATCAGGGCAAACTATTTCTATACCAGCAGGTGCAACAATAGAAAATAATGGAACAGCTACAGGATTTGGTACAAACTTTGATACAAATATAAAAACAGTTGATTTTAATGCTGTTAAAAATACTGGATATTTTATAAATACAACATCTGCTTCTGTTACAGTTAATTTACCAGCTTCTCCTTCTTTCGGTGATCAAATTACCCTTGTAGATTATGCAGGAACTTTTAATACAGCTAATAAAGGGTTAGGTATAAATCTAAATGGAAATAAACTTAATGGATCTACAACCCCTTCAGGTATTTCAGTTCAATATCAATCATGTACTCTTACATTCACCGATGCTACTCAAGGTTGGAAAGTTACTTCTGATGGGCTTCCTAGTTTTTTTTCAAATATTACAATTACATTTATAACAGCAGCTGGTACATTAGGTACCGTTACTGATCTTCAAAGATCATCTTATACTTTATCTTCAGCTGCAGCTACAGTAAATTTTGGTTCTTTAACGTATTCAATTCAATCTGGATCATTACCAGGTGGAACAAGTTTAAATGCTACTACAGCAGCAATAACAGGAACAATTACAGCCGTTGTTTCAGAAACAATATATACTTTTACAGTTAGAGCAACCTCTACCTTATCTGCATCTGTTTTTTCAGACAGAACATTTACAATAACAGTACAAGAACCCGCAGCTTATGTAGTAGCAACTGGAGGAACCACAACAAATTCAGGGGATTTTAGAATTCATACATTTACAGGGCCTGGAACATTTACTGTATCAAGTGCTGGAAATTCTGCAGGATCTAATTCAATAGAATATTTAGTAGTGGCTGGTGGTGGGGCTGGAGGTGGAGATAGAGCTGCAGGAGGTGGTGCTGGTGGATTACGTCATAATTTCCCAAGTCCAGCAACAGGAGGTTTTCCAGTTTCAGTAACATCTTTTCCAATTACAGTAGGTGGAGGAGGTACAGGAGTAGGTGATAATACAAGGGGTAATTCAGGAACAGATTCAGTTTTTTCATCAATTACATCAACAGGTGGTGGTGGAGGTGGATCCTCAATAGGTAGCACAAGTGGTCTTTCTGGAGGATCAGGCGGTGGAGGTGCTAATGGTGGTGGAGGAGGTTCAGGAAATTCACCTCCCGTAAGTCCTTCTCAAGGAAATCCTGGAGGAACAAATTCAGGTCCTTTACCAGGAAACGCAGCTGGTGGTGGAGGAGGAGGAGGTCATGCTGTAACTGGTGGAAACGGTGGACCAACTACTGGTGGAACTGGTGGAGATGGATCACCTTTTCCTTCTGCTTTTGTTGCTTCTTATGGTTCTCCTGCTGGATATTTTTCTGGTGGTGGTGGAGGTGGTAGAGACGGAAGATCAGGTGGTTCTGGAGGAGCAGGTGGTTTAGGAGGAGGTTCAGCTGGACAAAGTTTACCTAGTCCAGGAACACCTACTACACCTGGAACAGCAAATACAGGCGGAGGTTCGGGTGGAATGGGCGTTGATCCCCCTGCTGCTAGTGGTAATGGTGGATCTGGAATAGTTATATTAAGATATAAATTTCAATAATTATGGCACATTTTGCAAAATTAGGGGCTAACGGAAAAGTTATATCAGTATTAACACTGAATGATAGTGATATGCTAAATGCATCTGGTGTTGAAGATGAATCAGTTGGTCAACAATATTTAGAAAGAAATAATAACTGGCCAGCTCAGATGTGGATTCAAACCTCTTATCATACATATTGTGGAAAACATAATAATGGTGGAACACCTTTAAGAGGAAATTACGCAGGTATTGGTTATACCTGGGACGAAGATAATCAAATTTTTTGGCCAAAAAAACCTTTTACTTCATGGGTAAAAGATGTAGCAACTGCATCTTGGAAATCACCAATTGGTGATGCACCCTTATTAACTGAAGAACAAAAAACTGCTAATTTTTATTACGAATGGAATGAAGCTGGACAATCTTGGGATTTAAAAACTATATCTTAATTGTTGATTTTTAGTTAAATAATATATATCTATTACACATGGTGTTATGCATAAAAAAGTACTATCTCAAATAGACTTATATTTTGGTCAAGTAGAAATGCCTAAAGGTTTCGAAATAGATAGAGAAAAATTAGGTGCAGATATTTTATCATCTACTATTTATAATAGAGAATTTCCATTCTCTAGATCTTGGGATATGCTACAAACATATATTCGTGAACATATAAATTTAGAATATAGTTTTTCATTAGTTAATAAAAAAACAATTGGTAATATTTATAAACCAGGAGAATATTCAAATTTATTACTACAAGTAGATCCAGTAGATTTAAGAAATTCACCAGATTATGTAATGTTATATGGAGTAAATGTTGGAAAAGATTCTTGTAAAATATTTATAGAGTATGATGATAATAGAAGAAAAGGAAGAAGTTGGGAAATACCTTTAAATAACAACAATTTTATTATGTTTCCTTCTACTCAAAGATACTATATAACTGCTAATAAATCAGAACAATTAAATTTTATATTAACTACAACTTATGAATTTAACTAATCATTATTGGTATTTTAAATCAGCTTTAACTCCAAAGTTTTGTGATGATATTATTAAATATGGATTACAACATCAAGAAGAATTAGCTATTACTGGTAAATTTGGAAGAGGTAGAAATTTAAAAGATAATCCTTTAAAAGAAGAAGAAATTATAGATTTAAAAAAGAAAAGAAATTCTAATATAGTTTGGTTAGATAGTACTTGGATTTATAAAGAAATACATCCCTATATTAATGAGGCTAATAGATTAGCAGGTTGGAATTATGATTGGAACTTTTCTGAGCCTTGCCAATTTACTAAATATAAATTAAATCAATATTATGATTGGCATTGTGATTCTTGTGATACACCCTATAACGAACCTAATAATCCAAACAGGAATGGTAAAATTAGAAAATTATCTGTAACCTGCTCTCTATCAAATCCTGAAGAATATAAAGGCGGAGAATTAGAATTTGATTTTAGAAATAATGATTCAGATAAAAAACAAACTATCAGAACTTGTACAGAAATATTAACAAGGGGTTCAATATGTGTATTTCCAAGTTTTGTTTGGCATCGCGTTAAACCTGTGGTAAAAGGAACAAGATATAGTTTAGTAATATGGAACTTAGGTTACCCCTTTAAATAATATGAAAAATTTTAAAATAAATAAATACTGTGTTATTGAAAAAGCAATAGATCCTAAAATTGCAAACTTTGTATACAACTATTTTTTAATGAGAAGACAAGTTGCAAGAACAATGTTTGATGCAAGATACATTTCTCCATTTTCAACTGAATTTGGCGTATGGAATGATGAACAAGTTCCTAATACTTATTCTCATTATTCAGATATTGCTATGGAAACTTTACTATTAGCTGTTCAACCTATTATGGAAAAACAAACTGGATTAAAATTAATCCCAACTTATTCGTATGCAAGAATCTATAAAAAAGGAGATATTCTACATCGTCATAAAGATAGATTTAGTTGTGAAATATCTACAACATTAAATTTAGGTGGGGATAACTGGCCAATTTATATTGAACCAAATCCTAAGAATGGAAGAATTGTAGAAGGTAAAGGTTATATAACTGATAATACTAAAGGTATTAAAGTAGATTTAAAACCTGGCGATATGTTAGTTTATAGAGGAAATTTATTAGAGCATTGGAGAGAAGAATTTAATGGAAAAGATTGTGCACAAGTATTTTTACATTACAATAATGCTGCAACTAAAGGTGCAAAAGACAATATCTTTGATAAACGACAACACTTAGGTCTTCCGAGCTGGTTTAAGAAATGATATAATTCATATCGGGAAAGATCTTCCACATACACACCAATCTTTCCCATTATAGGATTATTATATGTTTTTTGGAGCAGTAGCCTTTGCAGAAGCACCTTTCTCATCAGAAGGCATTATAAATCAATCAATTGAAGTCACAGGACTTCAGTTACAAACTAACGTCTCAACGGTTGCTATATCTTTAGGTATAGATGTTAACGTAACTACAAATTTATTACAAACTCAAGTTACAAACGTAGTCATTACTGCAGATGCTAATATAAATTTAACAACTAATTTATTACAAACTGCTTT